CAGCGGTTACGGCATCCGAGAATTTTTCTTTCTCTTCTTCGGTAGGTTCACCGCCTAACTTGATGACCTCTTCGTCCTTTGCAGGAACTACCGGGACATCCTCATCCTTCGCAGGAACTACGGGATCGTCTCCCTCGGCAGGAACTACAGGCTCCTCGGCAGGCATAACGCCCTTAGCGGCTTCGACGATTTGCTGCAGCGCAGGTAACAGCTTTTGAAGCTGGTCAACTGGTACGGCTTTAATCGCCTCGGGTAGCGCGGTTGCCAGCTCGACGATCTGTTGTAGATTCATCGCTCCTTCCGCGTCGCTGAATGCTTTGTGTAGCTTCATCGGTTCGTCCTCGTTAATGGTGATAGGTTTTCGGTCGATGAAACTGCACATCGAACCGCAGCGGCCCCGGTCAACTGAGGCCAAGTGGTGCGGTATAATGTCCCGCTGTTCAAAATCATATTTATCATGTGGAACTAGATCGGCATGGTAGCCGAGTGATAATTCCCGTTTACCCGCTTCAATCGACGCCCGCATTGTATCACTTAGCGACAGTTTGTTGCGTATCGCAATCGTAGTATGAGTGATAGGATCCGCCGCGTCAATCATGGCCGACTCACTGACAAAGCCCCCGTCGCCCGGGGCGGGTAGGTCGAGGGTCACATGTTCATCGGTGATCGGTAGACCCTCCATGCTCATCGCGGTATTTGCGATAGTAGCGGGAGAGCGGTAGACGGTGAACATCTTGTCCGCTGGTTCCATCCCTAACTCGGCGCCTAGGTATTCCAGCACGCCATCGCGTACCGATACGGCGGTCTTATTCTCGGGATCGAATACGGCGGCATCCTGGAACGCACCCCGGTAGGAATCTTGGAATTGAACCGTGCAGATAGCGAAAGCCTGTTCCTCCGTTTTACCGGATTCTATAAGGGACTTAACACATCGATCCATCTTCTTGGGCATCGTCTAACGCCTGTATAGGTTATTCATGATCGCATTTATATCCGATATGATACGTGGGTGTCAACTACCATAGGATGACGGGTGCGTCAACTAGGTATCATCCTCAGGAATAATTAACTCGTAATCACAGCGGCATTGATAGTCTACGCCGGGCAGGAGCCACAACCCGTCGCAGGAAGAATAGAGCCCCTTGTCCAGTTCGAACTCTTTCCCGTTGCGTACCTTGTGGCATGGACGCACCCGCTCATCGTGAGACGTGACCCACTTGGCCTGGGTGATGCCTAGGTTCTGTGCGCGTAGTTTGGTTGTAATACTGTTGAAGTTGGCGATCTGATTCCGTGCGGTGAATTTGGCGTGGTTCTTGCGCTTCTCCACGAGGTCGTCGAATTGTTCCATGATCTCCGATAGGGATGTACCTGTGGTTCTTGCGCTTCTCCACGAGGTCGTCGAATTGTTCCATGATCTCCGATAGGGATGTACCTTGTGTCATAGCTCGGAGACTATTCGCGGTATACATCTCCAGCGTATCATCGCGCAACTTCTTGACCCATTGGGAGGTCTCCAGGTTCAACGCATTGATGTCGGCCATCAGGCCCTCGGTTGCGGTCAACTCGGTAGTGCTTAATCCGATACGTTTCTCGACCTTGCCATATAGCTCGGATTGGTTACGCTTGTTCACCTTGCCGAGTACCTGCTCCACTAGTTCCTCGATCCGCTTATCATCGAATTGACGCAATAATTTACGACGCACCCGGTCCGCGAGTTTCAAATAGATCGACGCATAGTTGCCCGTCTGTGCATCCTCGAACTTTTCGACGGTCGTCTGGTTCAACTCTTCGAATACTTGCTTACGAAATTTTTGCGACATCTCTCGGATCATGAATTCCATCGCCTTGGATAGTTCGCGCTCCTGTGCCCGTGGTGCGCTCGGCGATTTGATCTCGGTGGGTTTATCCGCTGTGATGTTACGTTGCGCCACGGAGGATCCCCACGCGAATCGACGCGCCTATGCATACGAAAGCAATCAGGCCGAGGAGTGCGTACTTGCTCGGATCCTCGATGACCCCAGGCAACCAGAACGCGCCACACATGGCCAACACGCCCGCACCGATACAACGGGGGACCTTATGGCCTTGGTGATATGCAAGCCCCAGCATGAGGAGCCCGCCGCCCGGTCCCATCAGGATCGGATCTGTTAAACCCTTGGCCAATAGAAATAGCCCCAATGCGATAAACAGCCCCGCGATTATATTATCCTTTGTCATCGATCAATGTTCCTTCTGATACGTCCATTAGTAGTTGGTTTGCTTCTGTTTTAGACAATGGGAATGCGGTAGCCATGACCTCGACCGCTGTGGCCTTGGTTAGATCCCCATTACGGATGCGTGCTATCACCTCCAGAATCGCGGTGACCTGTGCCCCGTTCAATGACGCAGTAGGATCGACGGCGCCCTCGGTATCCTGGTTCGCTTCGTCTCCTTCTACCGGTGCGGATAGTGCGGGCTTGGCACCCCATGGATCACTGAATACCAGACTAAAGTCGTCCGGCTGTACCACGCCTTTTTCCTCTAAGTACAGTTTATAATCTTCGCCCATCTCCCATAGTTTGCGTGCGTTGTCAATCGCTTTACCATCAAACTCGACACGAATGGTCGGGGTCTCCCCTTGGTTCTCTTTGAAAGATACGGTCCCCTTGCCACACTTGAGCATTAACTCGTTGATAGGGTCCAGGTAGTAATCCGCTTGAAGCGTTTCGATCATGTCCTGGTCCATCTCGGACTCTTTCTCGCCGGTGGAGTTCATACCCCTGGGCGCTTCACCAATCAGGCGCGTGACGGAGATACCGGTCACCATGGCCAAACGACGCAAGGTGATTTGATCGGAATCCGCGAGCCCTGTGATCGTCTGCGATATGACCTCCAGTTCATCCTCCTGGTCGATGAGTCCCGCAGCATAGATACCGCGCACATCTTCCAGGCGTCCGAAATAGGTCACCATGTCGGCCTCGTTGCCCGTTTTCATGGCTTCCTTGAATCCCTTGATCTTGTAGAACAGGGTGGACGCTTTCTCCAATATGCGAGGGGAGGCACGTTGTACCACACCATCCGCGACAAGCTGTTCATGGATCAATTCGAATTCGCTGATCCCGCCGTATCGATACTGTGGCGAATCTAACTCGGGAGGCTTGACATACGTGAAATCGACAACGCGGGTCCAATGGATAGGACGCCCCCGAACGGTATATAAAATCGGGCGGTAATACCTGGGCGATTGTAGATTTAATTCTACCAGCCCTACGGTCACCATGTCCCCGCTGAATGTTTTGATTTGTACTCTGGCCGGATCGACTTGTCCGAGAGGTCGGGTCAGATCATCCCCCACATGTTGCAATACGACAATGCCCCGTCCAAAGGCAAGACACCATCGCGCCGCTTCTTTGACCTTACGTTGCAACCGGGCATTGTAATACGCTTCGTCGGCTTTGCTCTCGAATTGCAGTGTGTCCTTGAGGGCGAATCCCGCCTTGAGTCGAATGATTTTACTACCGAGACCGGTGCGATAGATGTCTCGCATCTCCACGTCCGACAGTCGATCCGCTGTGATGGTGTTCTGATTGGTGACCGTTCGCCGGTTTACTAAATCACTAACGAAGCTAGTCAAGCCATCCCTAAATTTTGTCAATTTACTCTCGGCCATGCTCTCGCCCTATATTAGTTTACTGTAATCGATTACGTCCGCAACGATTGGACTATACGCCATAATGAACGCATCCGCCAAGTTGGGTGATTTAACATGTCGTTTGCTTAGATCCTTTTTGCTCTCGACCTTAACCTTGCCATTCGCGTCGAAGTCCCGACGGGGGGTGGATAGCTCATCGATCAGCCGTTCCAGGTTCTCACACCCGCTATTGATCGCGATGAGTTGATCCGCTTCGAATTCCACTCCACGTATCACGGCGTTGTACGTGTTACGGAATCGATCCGCAACCAACCACCACGCCTGTGCTTTAAGATTCGAGAAATAGTCCCGGTTCTCGATCCCCTCGTATTCATCCGTCGGCTTGTGGATCTTCTCTCCCGCGCCGAATCCCTTGTACGTGATCCGCGCTCGGGTCGTCTTGTTCAAGTCTCGGAACTTACTACCCGCGAACGCACCGACCCCGATGTTGTCATAGTAGATATCCGCTTGGATGGCGCGGGCCTGATTGTGGACCCGTGAACAACTGCCCAGGAGGTCGTCGGTCTGCCCCTGCCATTCCTGCACATTCATAGCGAGGAATCCATACGCGGCGACCGTGGCGTTCTTATCATCGCCATCGTCCGCGATGTCATATCCGAGACGCTTCGAGCCCGACGGACTGATCCCGAGTTTCTTGTGGGCATCGATAGCCGCCATGATCCACGACCGTTTGATGATCACCCGTTCATCGTCGGACATAGGTTCGCCGAGATATACATGGCGATGTTTCTCGGGGTCGTCTATCCGCATCGCTTCGATCACCTTGCGGGATGTGTTCGACAGGAATGGATTCTCGTCATAGTTGATCTGTCGTATCACCGTATCCGCCGGGGGATTAACGACGAATCTCTTCCACATGAAATCGGATACTAAGCGAGGGTTAAAGATGAACCAGTGCTGCGACCCTTCCCTCCGCAGCGTGGGGTCTATGATGTCCCATTGCTCCTCCGTCAACATCTGCGACTCTTCCCCCCAATGGATATCGATACCCTCTAGGGATCGGATCTCTTCGATGTGGCGCCACAACCCATAGAATATGAACTCCGTACCGGTGATGTTGTTTATTATCTTGTTGTTCAGGATGGTGAATTGTTTCTGCAGGCCGAACCGGGCGATCTGAATCTTGAGGAGGGTATACACCGACTCCTCGATCTTGTTCTGGAATTGACGGGTGCAGAGGATGCGGAGTTTTAGCCTGGGTTCCTGTGCGAGATAGATCGCAAAGCCTGCCGCGTCCCATGATTTCGAGCTGTCCCGCCCGCCATATAGGATCCGATTACGGGCAGGCGCTCGCCAGAAATCACGAAGCGCCGGGTTCAGGGTCGGCGAGTTGTTGTTGATAGAAGTCATCGAGACTTTTGGGGGTCATAGTGCCATCGCCGGAGCGGTGATCGAATTTATCCGTGAACATGGCCAAGTGACGACCGATCAATTCTAGGTTCTTGTCGCGGCTGTGGGTCAATATCTCGATACCCGTCTTGGTCACCTTGGCCCCTGCGTACAACTCCAACGCGGCGGGGGATAGTGTGCGTGTGTCTTTTATCACGATATCCTCGATACCCTCCCCGAAACATTCAGGACATCCAGGCATCGGCGGCATCAACTTATTGAACCCAATGCCCCCACGTAGATCGGGTTCAATTGATCACCGTAGCAGTAGCGACAACAGTCTCGCCGTATCTCGATCAGCTCATTCGGATCAGCGGTGGCCACGTTCCATAGTTTCTGTAATACATCGTCGGCCTGGATGTCGAGGCGTTCCTTGCGTGCGTTGATGAGCGTGGCGAGGTGCGCGGTAATATCAGGATTTTTGAGGAGCGCGTGTCCACTTGTGCCCGCTGCCTCAACGCTACTATTCGGATATGCGACACGATATGCCCGGCTCGCATTGAAGTCGACCAGATATTCACGACAGAACATTTCCCATTCAGGTTTCATACGCTCAGTATAGCCCCCTATATGCCTAGATTGCAACAATACCCCGTACCCGAACAATACCCCCCAGTACGGGGTACGTGTAACGTATTGATTTATATAGAGAATATACCCCTTTAACCCAATACCCCTAACTATCAATTCAGTGGGAGTAAAAAGCTACTGTATTAGTATGTTAAGAACTATCGTAACAATATACTACTACTGTATAATTACGCTCAATAGAGTTTCGGGTGTTCGGGGTATCGGTTAAATTTTGTAACCCCTTGATCCATAACCGCAAAACGGACACCCCGTACGGGGTGGTGCGGGGTGTATTGACTTAATTTTAGATACAATATATCCTTATAAAAACATCACGGACACAGAACAGATATGACTAAGATATTCTTCCACCCTGACGGAACACCGAGTCCGCACCCTATCGATAAAGCATCCGCCATCAAATTGCGGAAATCCAAATATAACGACCGGATAACCTGTCCCGTGTGCGGCGAGTGTTCCATCAAATTCACCGTGAATGATCGGTGCATCCATTGCGCTCGGATCGAAGCGATGCACTTCTATAATA